AATAACAAGGAGTAAAAAATGGCAGTAACTAAAACGCTAACCACAGCAATACCCTACAATTTAAACAGTAAGGTACAAGAGTGGCAATTAGGCATGACCTATAACCAAGGCAGTAAAAGTGCAAGTCCCCCGACTTACTACGAAAGTAGCTTTAATATAAATGTCCCTGCGACTGATTCAAATGGCAACGTGAACTTCACGCCCAAAGCGGAAGGCAGTTGGACATTAGCTGAATTGACGGCTTTATGCCCTACGTCACTGTGGGACACTGTATTTGCGAGTCAGTACGACAGCGTAATTACTAATCCCCCTGACGATCCAGTACCTGACCCAGATTACGTTATCCCTAGTTAAGCATGGCTTACGAAAGGGCAGACGGTGAAGGCACTGTTGACATCTATACGATGCCAGCTTTGTTTATGTTAAAGGCTAAAATACCTGAAGAACTGGTAGATGGCTTAAACGATTATCTGGATGAATTACTGGAAGATGAGGAGAGAGAATCTTTAGCTAAAACCTTGGTAGGACAAATCCACCAAGGCGAACAGCTTAATATTCCCCCAACTGATGATGAGCGTGTTCAGCCTTATGTAGCATATTTGTGCGATTTAGGAGCAACCTACATCAATCATTTTGTTGAGTCTACAGGAGTTCGGTTTAAGACTAATAAACAGATAGCCTTAGATGAACTCTGGTCAGTGCATAGTTTTGAAGGGGACTATAACCCTATACACGATCATGGCACTAAGACGATTATGGGTATTTCTTGTACCACTTGGACTAAAGTACCCCAACAGATTTTAGACCAGCCGACATCAGGAACACCTGAATACAGTTTATATAATGATTCAGGACATAGTGACGGCTGTTTAGCTTTTAGTTATGGAAGAAACAGTTTAATTGATACGGATAGATTGTTTCCACCACAAAGTTGTGTGGTTAAACCAGAAGTAGGAGTGTTGTATATGTTTCCTTCAGGGTTACAGCACATGGTATATCCTTTCTTCGGAGAGGGTGAGAGAAGAACAGTCGCAGCGAATTTGAATTGCTGGGACATACAGGAGCAACAATGACAGAAGAAGTAAAAGAAGAATATCAACATTGGGAAAATGAAAAAAAGGCACATGAAATTCTAGAGGAATGTGGGGTTGAGCCTGTAATGGTAGATCCTGTAGACACTACAGAAGTAGACATAGACCCTTTAATAACGACTAAAGTAGCGTATGTAGAAAACCTACAACAGGAAATACAAAACTTACAGGAGCAGAGGGCTTCCTTACAGTATCAGTTGGATATTAGAGTAACGGCTTTGACTTTGTATCAGAGTTCATTGGAAGTGGTGGTGGAAGAAGAACAAAAAGCGAATGGTGAAGATTTAACAAAATAGAGAGGTAAAACTATGTTAATAACAATAGGATTAATAATAAGTGCAATAGTGTTTATTGCGTCAGCGATTGCTGCTATTACACCTACACCCAAAGATGATAAATGGATAGGAAAACTATACAAAATCATTGATGTGTGTGCTTTAAATATTGGTAAAGCCAAAGATAAACCAAAAAAGAAATAAATGGCTACGGCTAAAGAAGCCTTTATAAAAGTGGAGGCACATGAAAAAGAATGTGCTATTCGCTATGAACATATAGAGAAACGGTTAGAAGAAGGTTCTGAAAAGTTTAAACGATTAGAACTTATTCTTTGGGGACTTTATGGGTTAATTGCTGCTTCTTTAGGGATAGAAAAATTATTTTAATACAATGCCCTTACAAAAATTTATATTTCGACCTGGAATAGATCGTGAAGGAACTGACTACTCCAATGAAGGGGGTTGGTTTGATGCGAACTTAGTTCGTTTCCGTAAAAATCTACCTGAAAAAATTGGGGGTTGGGCTAAAAACACTCTCAATACTTTTCAATCTACGGGTAGAGCGTTACACGCTTGGGTTAATTTAAGTTTAACCAAATTTTTAGGTTTAGGCACTACGTGGAAATACTACATTCAAGAAGGGGACGTTTTTAATGATATAACTCCAATTCGAGCTACTACTTCCGCAGGAGATGTTACTTTTTCAGCTACTAATGGGGACGCTACCCTTACCGTTACCGATACTTCTCACGGAGCCGTAGAAAATGACTTTGTAACCTTTAGTGGTGCAGCTACTTTAGGCGGTCTTATCACCGCTACTGTATTGAACCAAGAATATCAAATTGCTACCATTGTTGATACGAACAGCTACACCATAGAAGCCAAAGACACTGATGGTGATGAAGTTACAGCTAACAGCAGTGACAGTGGTAATGGTGGCAGTTCCGTGGTCGGTGCTTATCAAATCAACGTAGGACTAGACGTTTATGTAGAATCTAGTGGTTGGGGTGCAGGCACATGGGGTGCAGGCACTTTTGGTAGTGTAAGTGCTTTAAGTGATACTAATAATTTACGTTTGTGGTCGCACGACAATTTCGGTGAAGACTTAATAATGAATGTACGTTATGGGGGTATTTATTACTGGGACACCAGTGCTAAAACATTAGGCACGGATAGGGCAGTAGCTTTAAGTGCTTTATCTGGGGCTAACTTGGCACCGACTAAAGCCTTAGTTACTTTAGTCAGTGACGTAGACAGACATGTAATTTGTTTTGGAGCGGATCCTATTTCAGGGAGTGCACGAACAGGTTCTTTAGACCCTATGTTTATTGCGTGGAGCGATCAAGAAAATGCAGCGGAGTGGGAACCTAAATCTACCAATACCGCTGGTTCCTTTAGGCTTTCTGCAGGTTCTTCTATTATAGGAGCAATACGAGCTAGACAAGAAACTTTAGTCTGGACTGATACTTCTATGTATTCTATGACATTTGTTGGACAGCCCTTTACTTTTGCTACTAACTTAGTGAACGAAGGCGTAGGGTTAATTGGTCCAAATGCTGCCATTAACACACCTAGAGGAGTGTTTTGGATGGACAAAAAAGGGTTCTATAATTACACAGGACAAATTAATGACGTTTCCTGTAGTGTACAGAATTATGTATTTAGCGATTTAGAAGAAGGACAAGCGTTTCAAATCTTTGGGTTTTTAAATAAAGAGTTTGATGAAGTTGGTTGGTTTTATTGTTCCGAGGGGGAAACAGTAATTGACCGTTATGTAGTTTTTAACTATGATGAACAAGTATGGAGTATTGGACAATTAACTCGTACCGCTTGGTTAGATGAAGGTATTTTTAATAACCCTATGGGGACTTATTCTAGTTCAGATGTAGGGTATTTATACAACCATGAAACAGGTAATGATGCGGACGGTTCGCCTATGGATAATGTTTATATTGAATCGAGTGATTTTGATTTAGGAGACGGTACTCTTTTTCAACAAATACGACGTATTATTCCCGATATTAAATTTACAGGAAATGGAGGATCTGATCAAACTATAAATTTTGTAATAAAAACTAGAAACTTTCCTGCCGATAGTTTAGCAACTGCTGCTACAAATACTTGTACTTCTAGCACTACAAAAATAGACACACGAGTAAGAGCACGACAAGCAACACTACGTGTTGAATCTGATGATGATGGTTCTTCAGGAGTTAGGCTAGGCGTAGGATTTAGAGTAGGAGCCACAAGGATGGACCTACAACCCAGCGGTAAAAGATAATGGCTAAATTACTAGAAACTAAATTACCTGTAGCCATAGGGGAAATATCTCCTGATACATTTAACCGTTTAGTTAGAGTATTAGAGCTTAGTTTAAACCGAGTAGATATTGATTCTACCCTTTCGGTTAATGAAACACAAAGAAATGAGAATAAGTTTCAAGCAGGAGATCTTATTTGGAATTTATCAACAAGTCAAATTCAACTATGGACGGGAGAACAATGGGTAGACGTGTATTCTGGAACAGAGCGAGGAGTCGAAGGCGTCAGTGGTTTGGGCAAATTAACTGTTTCTACGAATGGAGCAACGGAGGTCCCAATACTATGAACATGGAAAAATTAATGAAAGAACTTATCATGGACGAGGGCTATAAGTATGAAATATACTTGGATCATCTGGGTTATCCTACCATGGGAGTAGGGCATTTAATAACGGAAAAAGATGAAGAGTATGGAAAGATAGTAGGAACTCCTGTTTCTGAAGATAGAATTAAAGAATGCTTAGATAATGATATAACAATTGTTTGTGAAGAACTAGATATGAAAGAACCTTGGTGGAGAAAACTTAATGATAATCGTCAAAGAGTAATAGCCAACATGTGTTTCAATTTAGGACACCCACGTTTTAGTAAATTCAAAAAGTTTATTCAGGCTATGCAACTTTCTGACTGGGAAACGGCTGCTGCAGAAATGATGGATTCTAAATGGTCTAGTCAAGTAGGAGATAGAGCATTACGACTAAAAGAAAGGGTATTAAGAGGAGATGACTAAATGTACGAGTATAAATGCAAAGTTAAAAGAGTGGTGGATGGTGACACTATGGATGTTATTCTTGACCTTGGCTTTGATATCCATCATGCTGTTCGTGTTAGGATGGCTGGCATTGATACCCCTGAAAGCCGTACGAGGGACAAAGATGAAAAAGCACGTGGAAAACTTAGTAAAGCCTTTCTTAAAGAAAGTATTAAGGGCAGGAAAATTGTCTTAAAAACTCAAATAAAAGACGCTAAGGGGAAGTTTGGGCGAGTAATAGCGGAAGTCTGGGCAGAGTTTGAAAAAGGTAGTTTACGCAATATTAATGAACTTATGATAAAAGAGTGTTATGCCGTTAAATATAACGCTGAAAATAAGGCGTTAGTAGAAGAAGCACATTTGGTAAATAGGCAAATACTAATAGATAAGGGGTTGTTTGTTCCTGTGGAGCCTAAATGAAATTAGCCTTAATTATGGGTGTGTTGTTGTTGTCTACGGTGGCAGGTTCAGCTTGGTATATAGACAGATTACAAGATGACATAGGTGTGTTAAAAGGTAATCAAATTGCTTTAGAAGCTAAAATTCAAGAACAAAATGAGGCTATAGAAACTGCTTTAAACAATCAAAAAAAGGCACAAACTCTTATGGCTTCCTTAGAAAAGGAAAAGCAAGAAGCCATGCGTGATGTCAATAAATTACGAAAAACATTTGCCCGACACGACTTAGATGAATTGACTTTAGCAAAGCCAGAACTTATGCAAAGTAAAATAAATAAGGCGTCTAAGCGAGTCTTAGAGAATTTAGAAAAATTAACCGATCCAAACCAATTTGATGAAAAAGATAGCGATAATAGTTAGTTTAGCTTTAATAGCTTCGGGTTGTTCTATGATACAACCTAAAGCGAAACCTGTTTCTGTGACCACTATTGCTAAAAAACAAGTTATGTACCACCCACCTTTACCCATGGAAGTACAAATGGATCCTGTAGATTGGGAAATACTTACACCAGACAGTATGCAACTATATTTAGACAATTTGAAAAAAGGGGATGCACCTAAGAGAGCCTTCTATTCATTATCTAGTAAAGAGTATGAACATTTAAGTATGGATATGGCAGATATAACTAGGTATATAAAAGAAATACTAGGTATTGTAAAATTCTACAGAGATTATGATAAAGAAGAGGAAGAGGAAGAACCTACTAAAAGGAGAAAACAATGAGTGATGACAGGAGTAGATTTGGTGGCGATATGGACAGGAATGAGGTCGAGATTGACCTTAATAAGTTCATGGAACTATTACAAGAAAAATCAGCTTTAAAAGACAAAATAAGAGAACTTGAAGACGAGGGAATGAAAAACCCTCATCAAAGGTGGATATTCTTAGCCCAAGCAGTAGATAGCTGGAGGATATTTCCTAGAGCTTTCTTAACTGTTTATATTTTCCTGCTTTACTATACTGTAATGTGGTTTATGGAATTGGCAGAACCATCATTTGAACAGTCTGGTTTAATATCAGTTATTGTAGGTGCAGGTGCTGCATGGTTTGGACTCTACGCAGGAACGTCAGGTTCCAGTAAATCATTTAAAGGCGAAGAGAAGAAATGAGTAGCTTAGGAATAACAAACGAGTATATACTATGGCAATGAATGAACAGGGATTAGCTTCCTTAGGGAGAGGGGGCGATGACCATATTGGTCATTTAACCACAGGCGAAAAAGTATTGCCACTACCAGTGGCTCAAGACCCTTCTGTTCAAAGGGTTATTAACGATGCTTTTGCTAAGCATGATTTAGACCCTAATCAATACACCGTAGGTCATGCTGCTAACTCGATAAACCCTAATACTCAGTTTGCTGAATTTGGTTTCTTTAAGAAACTAGGAAAGGCTTTTAGAAAAGTAGCCCAAGTAGTAGGTACTGTTGTTGGCTTTGTGTACGGTGGTCCAATGGGTGCAGCTATTGGTTCTACTGTAGGTGGTGGAGTTCGTAGAGGTGAGTTTGATTTAGAAAAAGCTGTAGGTGATTTTGCTGGTGGTTATACTTTGGGCAGTTTTGGTCAGGGTATGGGACTTCAAGGTGGAACTGCTGCTGGTCAAGGTATTAGTGGATTAAAAGCTGCATTCCAACCTGCTAGTAAAGGTGGGATGTGGGGGTTTGGAGCTACTCCTGCTGCTGCTGATGCAACTGGAATTGGAGCATTTCTTCAAAACGTAGGAGCACGTGGAGCTTCAATGTTGCCTGGAGGCGGAGGTGCTGGAGCAATAGAGGGTACTCAAGCAGCAAACTTATTTGGTAAAGGAGGAGCTTGGGAAAACTTAAATATGCTACAAAAGGCAGGAATAATGGGTGTGGGTGGATTAGCTGCATCAAAATTAATGGGTGACCAAACTCTGGGAGGTCCACAAGGTCCAATAGGCTTGGATCCTCAATCCGAACAATATTTAACACGTTCCTTACGTCCAGCTAGAATTCCTACCGCAGGAATTCCGCCTGAATATCAGGTTGGTGCGTACCAAGGCACAGGTGGTGTGGGCGGATTAACCAGCCCCGAACAACAATTAATAGAGGCATTAGAAGCCCAGCGTCGTAAGTATCAAATGCTCTACCCTGAATTTCCTACAGGCTATAACGAAGGGGGATCAGTTAATGAGGACGGAGTAGCAATAGACGATATTCCTGCTATGCTAACCGAAGACGAACATGTATTAACTAGAGACGCTATTAAAGGGTTAGGCAACGGTGATATAGAAAGAGGACATATAATCGCTAAACAGATAAACGATTCGGGAGAAATGCAAGAAAGAATTAATGATGAAGTATTACAACGTAGATATTTTATGGAGTATCCTCAATTTAACGTGGGAGTAGGCTAATGGCAATGAATGAAGAATGGGTCCAACAGACCAGTAAAAATGTACCACCACGGTACATGCAAGAATTTTATGGGGGTGCTGGAGCAGGTGTTCCTGGCGTTATGCCGTTAATGAACCAAGCTATGGTCAATCGTTTTGCGACCATGGGTGTTCCTGGTGCTACGCCTTATACTTATGGCGGTATGCGTGTGGCTCCGTTTAGTGGAATGGAGCAAGCAGGGTTTAATTTAGGAGCACAGGGAGTAGGTTCTTATATGCCTTACTTTAGTGCAGCTGAAAGAGGAATGCGTCAAGGAGTAGGCACTGCTCAACGTGGTCAAGGTCAAATGGAAGATCTTTTTGGTAAAGGGATCGGAGCTACTCAACAAACAGTAGGACAAGGATTAGGTTTATTAGGACAGGTTCCAGGAATGGCTCAAAATCTTTATTCACAATCATTACAGGGTTATAACCCACAAAGTGTAGGTAACTACATGAACCCATACACTCAAAATGTAGTAGACACTACATTAGGTAGAATGAGAGAACAAACCGAACAACAAAAACAAGGAGCACGAGACAGAGCAGTTGGTATGGGTGCTTTTGGTGGAAGCCGTAGTAGATTAAATCAAGGTGAAATTGAAAGGGCTGGGCAAAGAGCCATGGGTGAAGTAGCTGGTGGGCTATACGGTCAAGGCTATCAACAGGCACAGGCAGCAGCCATGGGTGAATCAGGACTACAAAGAGAATTGGCACAGCGAGCAGGAACAGGTTTATCAGGAATTTACGGTAACGTAGCTGGTGGAGTAGGAGCACTCGGTAGTCAATTAGCTAATGTGTACGGTGGCTATGGGCGTGATCTCCAAAGAGGCGGTTTAGGTTTAGGACAATTCCAAGGAGCTACAGGAGGACAGTTAGCAGGACTGGGAACTCAGGCTTACGGTATGATGGGACAAGATATTGGTCGTCTAATGCAAATGGGCGGTATGCAACGAGGCATGCAACAACGTCTAGCCGATGTAGACTACGGAAACTTTGTCGGTCAATATAACTTACCGTATCAAACATTAGGACAAACAATAGGTATGACTCAACCATTACTGGGAGGACTAGGTGGTATGCAGGATACCAGTCGTTACAGTACCAGTGGAGGCAGTGATTCATTAATGGATCTAATAGGAACTGGTTTGTCTGCATACGGAGCATATAAAAACTGGAGTTAATTATGGCAATAGGTGATCCATTTCCAGGAGCAGGTATTACAAATATCATAGGACAACAGGGGAATCCAATGGGTGGAGTTGTAGAGTCTCGCTCTTCTAATATGTTTAACCCTAATGAAACCCCTGAAGATGCAGTTCTTAGGTTATGGCAAGCGAATGCTGGGATTGATCAAATTGCTCAATTAACTGGAATACCTTCTCCTCAAATAGCACAAATTATAAATAACTACACGGGAGCAGACACCAGAATGAATAACCAATTCATACAGCCTCTTCCTGCTGGTGCTGGAGTAGAAACAGAATTTGAAGAGGAAGCGGTTACGGAACTCCCCTTTGGGCAAGTAGATACAGAACAAATAACAGCTATGGACTTTAGTCCTACCAAACCTGATTTAATAAGCGATGGTTTGGGTACTCAAGCTTTAATGGCGATGGATTCTTCGCTTACTTCAGATTCTCCAGAAGTAGGGGAAGCTCGAAATTTAGAGCAAAAAATTATAAAAACGGGCACAGATGTTTACGGTTTGAACACTGAAGACCCAGACGTTATACAAACAGGTAATGTTTTATCTTTAGATGTACTAGATGGTTTACAGGACGATGAGGAAGGTATTAGTGATGACGTTAAAAACCAAGTCTTACAGGACATAGGATTAAACGATGTTTTTACAAATGAAAACATTAGTATGGAGGATAGGATAGATTTCTTTAAACATTACATGGCTGAAACACTGGGCTTAAATTACGATGACCTAAAAAAATCTTCAGATGAAGGAACACCTTTCTTAATGGCAGGAGCTGCAATGCTACAAGCGTCTAAGGACGGAGAATCCCGTATGGCAGGTTTAGGTAAAGCTCTTATTTCTTTCGGTACGACTCGAGCACAATTAGCCAAAATAGCAGACAAAGAAGCTTCAGCTTATATGATGAAAGCTTTTGACCTAGGACTAGAAGCCCATAAGATAGCACAGGTAGGAACTAAAGATGGTCTTGGGAATATTGGACAATATATTGTTCCTAGTGTAAGTTCAGACCCTATTTTAATGGGGGATAAAGAAGCTTTAGCGTATCAGCGACAAGGATTAAATTTAAGAAAATATTCAGAAACAAAAGAAAACCCTAAACGGTACGCTATTCCTAAATGGAATGCTAATAAGACAGGTGTTGTTTATGAATACAGGACAATGTCCCCTACTGCTGCAGGAAATGCAGAAAAACAAATAGATTCTGATCTTTTAAACGCAGGGTATAGAGTTAATGAAGTAGATACCACTGCTATGAGAACCTTTGGCTTTATTAAATCCCCTGACGGTGAGGTTGAACAAATATCTATGCAGGAATATTTAACTCTCCCTGCTACCGACCCAAGAAAAGAATACGAATTTACAAAAGCTCAAGATGTTCAGTCTGTTTTTGATTTAGAAGAAGGCATAGCTAAGTTTGTTTCTAAAGGTGAGTTACTTAAAAACCCTAGAATAACTTTAGCAAACGGAGAAGAAGTAGATAGATACCAACCCAACACTATGTTGAAAACCACTACTATTCTCCCTGATGGAACTGTTGAAATAATGGAAGGTGGAGCAAGTGGTGTAAAAGGTTATCTTGGTTCTAGACAACAGCTGGGAGAAATAAGAGAAACTAGAGAAAAACTCCTCAATCTAGACTTAGGAACAAGAAAAGTATTAGATAATATAGATTTAGTTAGAGGCATTGCTAGAAAAGGTTTATTTGGTCGTCCTGCGGCAGTTATGTCTGCTTTCGGTAATATAATAGCCAGTTCCCAAGAAGCTTATGAAGTTTACAGGGACGATTTAGTAAAGCAAGGAAGAGCAATTAAAGGTCAAACCTATGATTCCCTGTATGAAAACTTTAAAGAAAAATACGAAGACCAAATTATGAATTATGCTTGGGCTCCAAAATTAATAGACTCAGGTGTTCAAAAAGATAGGATAACTGCTGCTATGTTTGGACTAGCTATTTCTTCTGCTAAGTTATTAGCCGAACAAAAAGGTAGGGATATATCTAACGCTGATATTGAAAGGTTTATGCAAGAGATCGGAGCTAACGCTAGTTCTTTATTAGGCTTTGAAAGTATTATTAATGATTTAGAATATAAAGTCCTTAGAAATTACCAGAGACAAGCAGGTCCAGACGGAATCTACCGAGACACACAACTAATGATAGACAACCCAGCAGGTCCAGATCTGCCTCAAATTGGTAATCTAACTGTTCCTGGACAGTATTTTGCTCCTGGAGGCAGGGGTGAAAAAACTCAAGCGTTTATAGATGAAAGATTAAAAGCATTAGACATAGAAACTACACAAGTTTCTACAGCTACGGGAGGAACGGTAACAGTACCTCCTATAGACACGTACTCCAGTTTTAGTCGTAAGCTAAGAAAAGATAAAAGTGGGGCAGGTGATAAACTAGCTAAACTTGAAAGCACAGGTGAAACGGTCACTTGGAGTAAACTAGCTAAGCAGATTATATATGATGAACTTCACAATGACCCCAACGTAGCTCAACAGATAACAATACAAAGAATAAAAGACGCTTTCCCAGACACTGATGCTGGTATAGCAGATATGGAAGAATTTATGAAGTGGTACACTTCTTTTTAAAACATGGCAATACAGAAAAACATGGCAGACGCAAGGGATGATATTCTAAATCAATACTTGTTTACTACAAAAAGCCCTACGTTAAACCCAAATCTAGACCCTGATATATTTGACGTAGAAGGTAAAACAATTAAAGTCCCTGAGAGCGTCTATAAGTACCATAGGAAACGAAACGAAAGAATGCCCTCAGAGTACCTTCCGCCAGAGCTTCAAAGACCATCTGGCTCTAGTTTTGCTACACCTTTTTTTCCAGAAGAAGGAGAGCAAGTGGGGGATTGGTCTGTTGAATTAATGCCAGAAGAAAACCCCCAATACCCATGGGTTGATGAAGAACAAACGGAATACCTTAATAGAATGGGAATAGATGCATCAGGAGCACCCATAGGAGTGGTGCGTACTGCTAGTTGGTTACCTAATGAAAGCTTTTCTATAACCGAAGGCGGTGGGGTTGAAAAAGTTTTAAGAGACCATTACCCTGAGGCAACAGAACCAGACGGTACTCCTTGGGATTTTGCTATTAAACAAGAGCCTCGTACCCAACGGTTAATCTACCGTGACCCAGAAAGAGGAGGTCAGTATCAAACTTTATTTGCTCCTGGTCTACAGTTTTCAGACGTAGCAGCAGAACTCCCTGAATTAATAGGTGAAATAGGAGCAGGTTTATTAGGAGTGGTTGCTGCTTCTCCGAGTGGACCAGTGGGTATGACAGCAGCAGGGGTATCAGGGGAAGCGTTGGCTGCCACAGGAATGAGGTGGGTACAGTTAAATAGAATGAGAGAGAAAGGTTATTTATCCCCTAGATTTGATAACGACATGGTTTTATTGGCGGAATCTGCAAAACACGGGGGAATGGTAGGAGCTTTTGGACTAGGTGGTGCTGCGTTATTTAGTTTATTAAGAAGAACAATTAATAAAATTCCTGGAGGAGAAAACATTGCTCCTAAGGTTGAATGGGATGAAGACGTATTTGTTGATGCTGTTGATCAAGTAATGAAAGAAGCTGATGAACTAGGAGGCACTACTGCAGAAATTGCAGCCACTTTAACTTCTCCCCAAATAATACTTCACTCATCAGTACCAGGAGCTCGAGAACAACCCGCATCTGAAATGTGGCAACAATTAAAAGACGCATCAACTAGAGCAGGAAAAGAATACGATCCTGTTAGAGAAAGACTAGCTGCACAAGAAAAAATAAAAGAACGTACTCTTAGAGAACAATTTGCTGAAGGCACTGAGGAAACATTAGAAGAAGTTGCTGAAATGGGACCATCAGAAATGGCACGTAGAGGGGATATAATTCAAGAAGGACTTGAGACTCAAAAACGTCCCGCTGTAGAAAAATTAGAAACAGAAATAATAGGTCTAGAAGATGAAGCTTTATCATTAGCTGATGATTTTACAACAGGAGCTCTCCCTAAAGGAGAAGCTGGTTTTATAGTTAGGGATTCTTTAAATAAAGTTAAAACTGCAGTAGACGATGTTTTAGATGCAAAATATGCACAACTGGAAAAAGATATTCAAGGCAACCCTGTCTTTGATACTACCGACTTAATGAGTTGGGCAAAGAAAAATAAAAGCACTATTGATAGAGACATTCTCCCTTCTTTAGTAAAAGAAGATAGAAAAATTATTGAAGATTTATTAAATCTGGGGAAAAAGACAGAGCCAGGAGCAGGAAAAAAAGTTAGTTATGATTCCCTTAAACGTGCTATTACAAGTGTAAACACATTACTCGGCAAAGCACAGGGAGCAGTAAGATCAGGTGCTCAAACTGCAGAAATTGGATTTTTAAAACAGTTAAAAAATCAATTAAAAGGAATGCGAGAGCAATTACTAGACCCTGACACTACTTGGGGCAAAGGTATTCTTGAACGTAACCCCAATATTTTAAAGGAACTAGCAGACACCGAAAGGCGTTATTTTAAAGTTAAGGAAAACTTTACTCGTAGTGTTGTAGGGGATGTTCTGCGTAAAAAACAAAACTCAGGAACTTGGTGGGAAGTGGGAGATGAATCAGTTGTAGATAAACTTATTCTTAATAACGCTCCTGATGAAAGAAGAGTTACAAGGGCTATCTTAAATACCCCTGAAGGTCAAGTAGGGCTAGAGGCTATTCGTAGTGCTATAAAAGGTTTATATAAAAGCAGAATGACGGATGCCGCAGGGGACGTTAAACCTTTAACCAATGCACAGCATAACGCCTTTATGAACAAATACGGTGATGCTATGGAAGAATGGCTTGATCCTGCTGATTTTAGAAAATTTAAAAACTCTGCTTCCGCTTCTAAACAAGTATTAAAAGATATTAAAAGCTTAGAAAAAACCAGAGCCGAAATTGCTAAATTCCCTTGGGGTTCTGAAGCTCTTTTAAGTAAGCCAGAAGACTTATTTAAAATGACTTTTAGAGCAGGTGAGGTCACTCCTTCTAAAGAATTGCGTAGAGCTATTAATGGGTTAGGTAAAGAACAAAAAGATTCTTTTATTAACTTATACAAAGGAATGATCTATAAAGACTTTGTTGATAAAACTTCAGATGTCACTAAACTGGCTGGAGATAAAGTATCTCTTGATCTAGATCCTAAAAAGGTAATTGAGTATTTAGATAAACACTCTGACGCTATGGCAGAATGGTACGGAAAAGATTTTGTTAAAGGACTTAATGGCTGGGCAGACCATATACGAGCACTTTTACCCAGAGGAACAGCATCCTTAGATCCTTTAGGTGATGTTAAAATGAAAGCAGGTATGGATATTGTAAGGGCTTATGTGGGTATCTTCACTAGACCAGGAAGGGTTATCACAGCTTTATTAAGATTTGCCAAAAGCGGAAAGGAAAGAAAGATTATAGAAGCCTTACTTAATCCTCAAAAACTTAGAAATACCGTAGTAAGAGATAAATTCTTAAGCTCTCCTTTAACTCAAGCTGTGGCAAGAGATATTATGGCACAAGAATGGGGAGAAGACGCTACCCAATTAGACCCAGAAAGAAGAGGATACACTAAAGACCAAACAGGCACAGAAATAGAGTTAGAATTATTTGGAGCAGAAGAAGGGGAACCCCTTACCTCAGGAGAATGGGCAGAAAAATCAACCGCCATAGAACTAAACCCCACCCCTTTTAATGAGGGTGGACCAGCTAGATTAATTAAATTAAACCACGGATACTAATATGGCAATAAGATTACTATACGGATTAACAAAAGAGCTTTTAGGTACTATGAGAAAGAGAGAACTCGATGATGTAGCTAGACGCTTACAAAGTACAGCAGAAGATGCCGCAGGTCAAATGGGTAAGAAAGCTCAAAAAACACACGATGCAACTCGTGAAGCAGTAGAAAGGGAACTTTATATACGAGAAGCTAGAGATGAATTAGCTAAAGAAATTGATGATGATATAGTACAAGCTACTTGGGAAACTGGGGGATGGATACCAGGAACTAAAAACCCAGCTCAATTTGTACCTGAACCAGAAAACATAGCCAGAGGTGTGGGTGGTTTAACACGTGCTTATAAAGGAATATTTACTCGTCCATCTGGAGAAGGAGGAGAAGATTTAACACGTGCTTATAAAGGAATATTTACTCGTCCATCTGGAGAAGGAGGAACTGCACTCCCTGAATTCACCAGTTCAAATTTAAGTAAAACTTTAAGTAGAGAAGGCGTAGACCCTAATATGGATAAACTGGGTTGGGGCGGAAGATTAGTGTCACAGGCATCTAGCCCTACTAAATATACAAACATCACGCTTGAAAGCTTAAACCCTTTTCAAAGAGAAGTGTATAAAACATACAGTACGTTAAAAAACCAAGCTGATT